GAACTGCTCCACACCCCAGTCGCAACCGCGGCCTGAAATTCACACCCCCGCGAGTCAACTGAACCCGGGGCAGTCCCAGGCTGTTTCGCCTGTTCGTCGGATCTGAGTGCGCGGACCTTGGATAGGCTCCATACGCGCGGGTCGCCGCGCAGGATTCGGGTGGGCATCAGCTGGCCGCGGTGGATCCAGCCGCGTGGCTTGAGCTTCCCGGCCTTGACCCACTCGTAGAACTTCACGCGCGAGACGTTCTCGCCGATATCGGCCAGGACCTCCAGCAGCTTCGGCTCGGTGAGCAGATCGCGGTCGACGGCGGCCTTGAGCCGGTTGCGCTGTACGTCGATGTCGCACTTGCACTGTGGGCAGGTCACGGTGCGGTCGTTGATGTCGGCGTAGAGGACTCGGCCGCACTCGATCGGCTCACCCTTGTGGTTGCGGCCTCGGATGGTCGGGCAGGGCCCGGCGAAGTGCCGGTTGCTGCGGTTGATGGCCGCGACGAGGGTTCCGCCTTTCTCGTCGCTGCCGACGAGCCGGTTGAGCTCGCGGTAGACGTGGCCGGCGCGCTTGTGCCGGGCGATGATCGCGGGCCGGCGCATGAGCCAATCGATCAGCTCGATGATCGTGGGCTGGTATCCGGCTGGCAGGCGACGCCAGGCGGGGCGTAGCGGGCCGACGAATTCGTGTGTCACGGTGCACTGGAGCGGAATGGGCCCGGGGCCGTTGATGGTCCGCACCACGTCGTGGATGGCTTTGCGTGCCTTGCGTGCGGTTTCGGCGGCTTCGAAGTCCATCACGTTGAGTTCGTCGGGGCGTCGGGCGCGGCCGATGGTGCCGGTTGCGATGCGGTCCAGCTGCTGGATCCGGTTGTCGAGTTCGTCGAGCAGCCAGGGCAACTGCTCGATCATGATGGCCAACTGCTTGGTGCAGTCGTCGCAGAGGTAGAGCTGGGTGGGGCGCTGGCAGGCATTGTTGCGGCACGTGTTCATAGGCATTCCCCTGCGTGGACGGTGAAGCACTGGGTGCAGTGGCGTTCGTTGCGTTGTGGCTCGTCGGGATCGTCGACGGGCTCGCTGACGGCATGGATCAGTTCGTTGTCCTCGCTGTAGGTGACGTCGTCGCCGGGAACGATGCGTTCCCCACATGCGGGGCATTGGTCGGAGTACCGGGCCTCGAAGCTCATGCGTTGACCTGCGAGGGTTCCGGTTTCGCGCACGAAACTGAGGCCGGCCAATCGACCTTGGCCAGGCCCGTGGTGTGCCTGGGCTTCACCGGGAAGGGCATGGGGTCGCCGAGGTGGAATGCGCCGATGGCGGCCAGGCCGAGAGCGTCTGCGACGTCGTCGTTGTTGCCGATCCGGGTTTTCCAGTCGGGCCACCACGAGCTGACGGTGTCGATCATCAGCTGCTTGTCCTGTTTCCGCCGCTGCGCGCGCGTCAGGCCGGTTTCGCGGCAGGATCCCTTGCCGGTGACCCACACCTTCAGCGTCTGGTTGTGGACCACCACGAACGGGATCTTGGCCAGGTCGAATGTCTCGATGATCTTGTGCCAGAGGAACGCTCGGTCGAATTCGCCGCCGAACGCCTGGGCGCCGTAGGGGTGTTCCTCGATGAGCATGAGATCCGGTTTCCCCGCGGTGGTGATGGCTTCGTAGATCTGCCGGTTCTGGTACCGCACTCGGCGGTTGCGCAGTAGCCAGCTCTTGCCGCTGTAGCCGCCGCCACGGTCGGTGAAGCCTGGGCTGGCGATGTGTACGGGCTCGCCGTCTTGGACGATGGCGATACCTGCGCTGGTGAGGCTGGGGTCGATGCCGACGACGATCAAGTGGTCACCTCGGGTTTGAATTCGCAGCGGGCGAAATGGACGATGCGGTAGTGCAATCCCTTGCAGCGCTGTTTGGGTTCGGCTTTGCAGGCGGGGCATGGTTTGCGTAGTGCCGCTTGGACGGCGGGGTGTTTCGGGTTGGCGAGTTTGGGCACCTTGGATTTCACGGGGCGGGCACCTCGATGAGCGCTGGCAGCGATGCGAGGCTGCCTGACGGGACGATTCGGAGTTCTCCGATCGTGACGTCGCCAGGCGCGTCGGGAAGGTAGATCCGGACGTCGGTGAGCACGATGCAGTCCGGAGCGGTTGGCAGCGCGATCGCGGCGGCGGTGGTGAAGTCGTCGACGATCTGGGTGGGCTTGTCGCCGGGCTGGAGCTTGATCGGCTGGATGAGCCAGCCGGCCCGGATCTTGCGAATGTGGTGCCCGCGCAATCTCATGCGAGCCACCCGGCAGTGCGCAGCCGGTCGGCGGCAGCCTCGACGCGGTCCCAGAGCTCGCGGGCCCCGTCGTTGCGGTCTGGGTGTGCCTCGGCGCGTGCACGACGGTAGACGGTTGCTGACTCGGCCGGATCGGTCGGCCGGTTCCAAGCGGCGGTGTTGGCCAGGAACGCGAGCGCTTCGGCGGCGTTGGGGAATCCGTTGGCGGGCTTCGCTTCGATGGCACGCCAGCCCTGGTACTGCTCGTCGCCCGGGGTGATGCCGTAGCGGTCGACCTTGCGCAGCGCTTCGAGGCCGAGGGCGATCGCGCGGAGGTTGTCTTGCCAGCGGTCGAACTTGTCGCACGGGAACGACAGCGGGCCCTTCGCGGACTCGATGCTCAGGATGACGCCGGGGTGGCTGGGCACTGAGTTGGCGCGGGGCATGCAGTCGATGCGGAAGTCGCGCTCGCGCAACGCGATCTGCAGCACCGTGTCGGGGTGGCGCCGGCCGTTGCCGAGGTGGAACGTCTCGCGGTCGAGCAGGTCGAGGGTGGCTGACCAGTTGGCCGAGAACTGCGAGCGTTGCCGGTTGCGGGTCTCGGGCCGGGGCCATACGTCGATGGGGCGCAGGGTCATCCGGGGCGGGTAGTTGATCACTGGTCACCGTCCTTTGGCGAGTGCGGCGCGGCATGCGGCGCTGCCGCGTTTGGCTGCTGCTGTGTGGTCGACGTGGTCACAGACCTGGGTGCCTCGGTAGCCGTCCTTGTCGCAGAGCTTGCAGGCCGCGATCGCAGCTGCGGTGAGGTGCGCGGGGCCGTCGTGCTCGGCATGCCAGGCCGCGAGGCCTTCGGCGTACCGGCGCTCTCGGTCGGCGCGGTCGGCGTCGAGGTCATGCACGTGCATTGGCGGTCTCCCATTCGTGATTCCGGCAACGGACAGCGGGTTCGGCGGGTTCGCGGGTCTCGGGGTCGAGGGCCCAGCCGTTGGGGTCGCAGTCTTGGCACTCGTCGAGCTCGCGCAGGAACGCGCGACGTCGGGCCTCGTCGGCGGCGTGGCGCAACTGGTCCCACGCCTCGGCTTCGCGCCGCGCGTCAGCGCAGGCGCCACACCTTCGGGGGTGCCCGGGCTTGTCGTACTCGGAGCAGCGATCAGAGGGGCGGGGGCCGTTGGGGTCGATCGCTGTGCCCTGGTGACGTTCCCCTGTAAGTAACCCCTTTTGGAGAATGGAGCTGGAGTAAGGAGCAGGAGCAGGAGTAGGGCCGGGGTCAGCGTCGGGGTCAACGCCAGGGTGCCCGTAACCCTTAGCGGAGGGGTCAGCGTAGGGGTTGCCGTTGGGGTAAACCGAAGGGTTAGCGCTGGGGTTAAGCGTGGGGTTGTACGGCTCCAAATCGGCCGGATCGATCGCCTTCTGAGTAAGCAGCTTCGCCACCGCATCGCGCTTCCAAGCCGACAGATCCGGCTCCAGCGCCTGCACTTTCAACACCTCGTGCACCACCACACCGCGCAGCGACCGCGACGACAGATCAGCGCGAGCGTTGGCCATCGACACCGCCATGTTCGGCTGGCGGCAAATCCCGTCCTCGGCGATCCAGAACCGCAGCAAGTACTCCTCGGTGTCCGGATCGATGATCAGGATGCGATCGCGGGCCAGCTCAGCGCCGGCCGACTCGACGGCCTGCGCGGTCCAGCCCTTGGCCTTCGATGCGATGCGGCCGGGGTGCCAGTCACCGCTCCCGCAGTACGACAGCTCGGGGCTGTGCCAGAGCACGAACAGCAGGTGTTGTGCGCGTGGGGTGAGGTCCAGCACGGTGTCCTCGCCCCAGAGGCTGAGCGGCCACCTGGCGTGGTCTTTACCGGTTCCGCGCGCCATGGCTCGCCTCCTGGTCGTCGATGTGGTCGTAGGTGAGGTATCCCGGTTGCCGGGTCGTGGTTGGCGTCCGGCGCGTCTCGTTGGCCCGCATGTACTCGTGGGTTCGTGAGATCAGGGCGTCGAATGGCACGAGGTACCGGGCGAACTTGGACCGGCTGTTGCCGATTGCGCATTTCGGGTTCTGGAGGGTGCAGCACTTGCCGCGCGCGATACCGGATGGAGCGATCCATAGGTGGGTGTCGTCGTCGCGGTCTAGGCCGATGAGGACCAGGACGTCGGACTCGACGGCGGTGCGTAGTCCGTTGAATCGGAAGACGTCGCGGCGGCCGACGCGGAACATCATGTGCAGCTCGTAGCTGAACTTGACCTCGACGCGGGCGCCGGCCGCCGTGGTGATGTCCCAGGGGTGGCGGGCCGGCGTCAGTTCGCCATCGAGGTGACGCGCGATGATGCGCTCCCAGGTGTCGTAGAACCTCATGGGATCGACGCCCAGGCTCTGCCGCATCGCGATGACAGCCTCGTACTCGGCTGGCAACAGGACGTCGGTGAGCGGTGTTGGGTAACCGCGGTTCTCGGGACGGATCGGCATCACACTGCCTCCCAGAGGGTGCGTTGCAGGTTGTGCTCGGTGGTGTCGACCCGAGGCCGGCCGGGCATGTTCCATCCCTTGCGTGGCTTGCGTTCAGCGACAACCCGCCAGCCTGCGGCGCGCAGTGATGCGCCGGACTCGCTGGCGAGCGTGTAGGTGATCAGTCGTTGGTATCCAAGTGCTTTCGCCGCGCGCCAGGCTGCTCCGTAGAGCATCGAGTTGGCGTTGCACTCTCCGGTGGTGCAGGTGCGGCGAACTTCGAGGGTCCAGCAGTCATCGAACGCAGGCGCGATGGGCCGGCCGACCATTGCGACACCGACGATCTCGCGGTCCTTTGCGACTGCCACGCTGAACTTGTGACCTTGAGCAGGCGGGTGGTGCCTGTGGTGCAGCTCGACGAACCTGGATGCCTCGGCGAACGTGATCGGGCAGAGGTATAGGTCAGACATTGGCCAGCTCCAGCAGTACGTCGGCGTGGCAGTTGAAGTCGCCGAGCGTGCCGTTGCGGTGTACGCGCCGGGGTGGGCACCAGCACGCGAGGTCGTGGCCGGCGAGCTCGGCGCGGATCTCGTCGACGCTGGGGTAGTCGGGGTAGCGGCCGTTGAGTAGGTCCCACTCGAAGGCCTTGGCGGCGAAGTAGCGCGCGGTTTCCATGTCGGCGTAGGACGGGCCGCCGTTGCGGTCGAGTGGTGAGCCGTGGACGCGGTACATGGTGCAGTACCGGCCGCGGTAGGGCGTGATCCGAATGGGGTTGCCCCACTTGGTGGGTCGGCCGACGTAGATGGCACCCGGGGGCATGCCTGGCTCACCCGCTCGGCGCTTGCGTTGGACCCGCTCAGGCATTGGCGTTCACCTGCTCTAGGGAGACCCGTTTCCACGTGCGGCCGACGCCGGGTGTGGAGATGTGACGTACGGCGCGGACCTGGTCGGGCGAGAGGATCGCGGAGTGCGCGTGGCCTTCCGGGGTGGCGCCGACTGCGTAGTTGTTGGCGTATACGGCGTACCAGTCGTGCGCGGGGCGGCCGTTGGGGATTCGCGCTGCGTCGGGTGTGGGCACCCAGCCGCCGCAGTCGCAGTCGGGGTCGGGGCACACCTCGCCGCGATGGCCTTCACTGATCGGGTCGCGGTCGGCGAACCGCTCCATTCGTCCGGCGACCATGGGGCAGGCGCTGGACACGTAGGCCGCGCACTCGGGGTGCAGTGGTGGCTCGTCGAACTGCAGTCGGGCGAGCTGGCCGGGGCCGCCGATCAGCACGTACGGCGGTCCGGCAATCGTGGTTCCGCAGACCTGGCAGAGGGATTCGAGAAAGCAGCGTTGCGCGCGGCTGTTGTGCTGGGAACGGAAGTCGACGCCGCCGTCTGCGAGTTGGACGTTGATCCAGGGGATTACCAGTCCACTGATGGTGGGCCGCTGTTCGCATGTCGCGGGGATCGGAGGCCGGATATCAGGCATTGGCCACCGCCTGGAGCTGGCCGAGGATATCGGTGGGTGGGGTCCAGAGTCCGAGTGCGCCCTTGCAGGGGATCGGCTCGGGCAGCGGGCGCGGGTTCTCCAGCACCAGGTGTGTGATGCGGCGCCGTTCCCGGCCGCCGTGCTCGACGTATGCCGATTCGCCCCAGGGCTTGCAGCAACCGGCGTCTGGGTGTGCGTCGACTAGGTCGACTACACCGATAATCGCGCCCATATCGAGAGCACCGACCAGCGAGCGCCCTTCGGCAGCAGCCTGGATCAGTGGCGACCGATCGCCGCGTTCGGACCATCGGGCGCCTGCGTGTATGGCCAGCGGCCCGCGGTAGGACCACAGCTGTGTGCGGTTCTCGATGAGCTTGCCGCCGTGGACGATTGCCCAGGCCCACGGCTGCTGCACGGTCAGCGCCTTCATGCGGTTTCCTCCTGGTCGATCTCGTCGACGATGTGGCCGGATTTTGCTTCGTGCATGTCGATGGCCATGCGGAGTACGCGGCCGGTGAGATTCCACGAGCGCGGGCATCCGCTGCACTGCGCGGTGACGCCGGGCTTGGCGGCCCGGGTGACGCGCGGCATGGGGTGCGGCGCGGCGGGCCCGGGTTGGTCCACTGCTTTGGGCCCACTGACCTGGGGGGACTTGGCGGCTGGCCTAGTCGCCGGTGAATTCGCTGCAGAGTCGTCCACCCGGGCCGGCGCGCTGAGCACCTTGTCGGCGACACCGTCCACCAGCTCACCGATCAGCCGGTGCGCGCGGGGGAGCGGGTTGTCTTCGGCGGGTGTGACATTCGCCGGAATATCTTTCGCGGGAATGTCACTCGCGGCGCCGGGTAGTCCGCGTCCGAGACGGTGCGCGTACTTCGGATCCCGGGGTGCCGGGTTGGCTTGGGCTTCCGCCCGTCGTTGGCATCGGTCGGCCGACGAGGGGCCGCATCGCCAGCCGGTCGGGGTTTGCACGTAGCGCCGGGTGCCGTCTCGGCCGCAGACTTCGCACGTGTGCTTGACCCTGTCGAGCGGGCCGGGCATTTTCAGCGGCGCGGGCTCGCGCGGGGCCGGCGCCGCGTCGGCGGTGGCGTCCTGGGGCGGTTCTGCTGCGGCGGCGATCTGGTCGCAGATGCTGTGCACGACGTTGTCGACGATCTCGTCGGCACGTCCGACGATATCGCCGAGCATCCCCGTGATGAGTCCGCGCACGAGTGCGGTGATGGCGCCGCGGATCTGCTCGTCAGACAGCTCTTGGATCGCGGCACGCACGACGTTCAGCGGCGTGTGGTCACTCATCGCTCACCGACTCCCGTGCCGAGCTGACCGCGCGGTCGTCAGCTCGGCATTTCGGGTCGCAGCCGACGAGTCGCGGGCAGAGTTCCCGGGTGGTTTGGTGGCGAAGGCACCACATCTCGGGGGTCGTCACCGGTCCGCCTCCAACGCGGCGAGAAGTCGACGCGGCGTCACAGTGACCACGCCTGTGCCTGAATAAGTTTCAGGATTGCGGGCTAGATCCAGCACCCGCGCGACGGACGCCCGCAGGCGCTCTACCTCGGCGACGAGCTCGGGCACGAGCTTGGCGGCGCGCTCCAGTTCGGCCTGCTTCTCCCAGCCGCACCGCTCATCACCGCAGTCAGGGCAGAGCCGTTTCGCCAGAACGATTTTCGCGCGATCGAGCACGTCAGCGCAGCCGCAACCCGGCTGCGGATCCCCGCAGTTGTCGCAGAATCTCTCGGCCTTGGCCGGGGTCCACATGCACTCAGTGGTGAGCACGTACCGGCCGTCGTCGAGCATGATGATCGCCCGACCCGGTTCCTCGGCGTCGTCCCGAACGATCCGGCCCCCGACGCGCGCGCGGGTGTCGTAGTGGAAGCACACCTCGACTCGACTCCCGAGGTAACTGCCCTGCTTGGGAAAGCGGTCGCTGGCGATGTTCTGATGGCTACCCACGTCTTGTCCTCCACATTGATCCGGTGATACGGCGCTGATTTCGGCACCAGCACATGAATTCCGCCGTCATGGCAGGGCCCCGAAGTCGATCGCGGTCTGGTCACCCTTCGGCACCTTCTGCGGCCGGGCGTCGGGCTTGATCCACGGCAGGATGCCCCGCCATACCCAGCCACCGGCCTGCACGGCGTCGGTGGTAGCCGGCAGCTGGCGCCAGTCGGTGAACATCGCGAGGATCCCGCCCGGCTTGGTCACCCGCAGGCACTCGGCCAGCCAGAGCGCGCACCAGTACTGGTAGCTGCGCTGGTCGCGGTTGTCGCCGCCGAAGGTCTCGAGGGTGTGCTGGGCGCTCGACGTGACGTACTTCGTGCGGGCCGACTGCATCCGGTCACCGCGCACCTGGCCGCCCGAGCTGTACGGCGGATCGGTGATCACCGCATCGACGCTCGCGGTGTCCAACTCGGCCAGCACCGCCAGAGCCTCACCGTGGTACAACGTCACCCGCTCGTCGGCGAAGTGCAGGGCGGTCACGATGCACCCGCCCCGAAGTCGAACCCGATCTCGAGCGGTTTGGTGAGCCGCGCGGTGATCAGCGGCAGGTAGTCGGCTTCGCGTTCGATGGCGATGCAGCGCATGTGCTCGTGGATGCAGGCCTCGGCGGTCGTGCCGCTGCCGGCGAACGGCTCGAGAACCAGCCCATTCGGTGGGGTGACGAGCCGCACGAGCCACCGCATCAGGTCGAGCGGCTTCACGGTCGGATGCGCGACACCGTTCGCCGACGGTCGTTCGGAGCTGGGGGCTTTCGCTCCGTAGTGGAACACCGGGAAGAACCGCGACGCACCGCCCTGCCCGCCGTAGCTGGCATCAGGGGTCGCGACTCCCCCACTGTGGCCAAAGATCGTCTGGCCGCCACCGTTCCGCCGGACGGCGGTGCCGTCGCGCGTGATGCCGCTCTGCTGGTCAAGTACATCGGCCTGCGACCCGTCGAGCACAACGTTGGTCGGCCAGCGGCCGGCGTCGTTTGGTGCCGAACCGGCACGGTCGCGGTTGTCGCGCCCGTAGATCGCGTTCTCACGCGGGCCCGCCTTCTGGACGCTGGCGTATTTCGCGGCGAGCTGGTCGTCATGCGCCTCGATGCGGCAGCCGTCGATATTCAGCGCACCAGTGCCGTACTCGAGCACGTTCCCGGCGACCGTGTCGGACAGAGGCTTCCGTGCGACCACAATCGGCTCGAACGACGGCTTGAGCGCGGTACCCCAGCCCTGCCACTGCTCAGCCCTGGGGGACAGTGCGCGCACATCACGGGAGACCACATTGCGGTCCCGGCCTGTGTGCATATGGCCGCCCTGCATACCGACGTCGACCGACTCAGTTCCGACCACCTCGCCGACGTACCCGGCTGACTTGTCGATGGCTTTGGCCACGTCGAGCGACTTCGGGAACCCACTTCCGTACAGCCAGGCGATGCTGTCGCGGACCTCGAACCCAGCGTCCTCGATTGCCGAGGCGAGCCGGTGCCAGGTGCGCGAGCCGCCGAACGCCACCATGTGGCCGCCGGGCTTCAGGATCCGCAGGCACTCGGACGCCCATGCCGTGCACCACTGCTGAAACTCTGCCCCTGCGAAATACTCAGGGCCACGCTTCGACTGCCGACCAAACACGTTGTCGCGCCCAGCATCGGACGGATTCTCGGCCCGACGAAAACCGTTGCCCGTCTTCCATGGCGCATCCCAATCCTTGCCCATGAATTCGAGCCCGTACGGCGGGTCGCACACGACGGCATCGACACTGTTGTCCGCGAACAACCGCGGCTCGCGGTAGCCGAGATTCCAGTCGTACCCGTAATCGTCGGAGCGAAGCACCTGGATGCAGTCACCGTGGTAGAGCGTGACCTGGTCGTCGGCGAAGTGTGGGGCGGTCATGATGCACCGGCCCCGAAGTCGAGGGTGGCGCCCTGCAGCCGCTTCGGATGGCTCAGCGACAAGTCGAGGTATTCGGCGTTGATGTCGATGCCGACGTAGCGGCGCCCGGCGCGCTGGGCGGCGAGTCCGGTTGTGCCGCTGCCGCTGAACGGGTCCAGCACGATGCCCCCGGGCTTGCATCCGGCCAGCACGCAATGCTGGGCCAGAGCCAAAGGCATCACGGCGAAGTGCGCGGCGGCGAACGGCTGCGTCGGAATCACCCACACATCACCGGGATTACGGCCGCCACGATCGGTGAATGCGTCCCGCTTGTTGGTGCCGGTGGAGGCCTTCATGGGCTGCGCCGCCATGTCGGGGTAGGTCGTCTGGTCGGCGCGCCACGGTGTGGTGATGCTGTTGCCCTTGTTGGTGGCGCCGGTACGGGCGGTCCTGGATGGGGTTCGGTCGCCGCTGTATTCGACACGCACGGCGTCGAGGTCAAACCAGTAGTGCCGGGACTTGCTGAACATGAACACGTGCTCGTAGCGGTTGGCCAGCCGGTCAGTGACGCTCTCGGGCATGCCATTCGGCTTGTGCCAGATGATCGCGTTGCGCAGGATCCAGCCATCACCTTGCAGCGCGAACGCAACCCGCCACGGAATGCCGAGCAGGGTCTTAGGGCGGGCCCAGTCCTGGCCCGGCCGGTCGACGGGTCGGACCCAGCCGCGCCGTGCGACGTTCTTCCGGTCGTCGGCGTGCGGCCCCGGGTTCCCTCGGCCGCTGTAGTAGCTATCACCGAGGTTGAGCCAGAGCGTGCCGTCGTCGGCCAGCACCCGGTGGAGCTCGGCGAACAGCCCGCGAAGGTTCTCGACGTACTCGGCCGGTGAATCCTCCAGCCCGTACTGCCCCTCGGTGCCGTAGTCGCGCAGCCCGAAGTACGGCGGGCTGGTCACGATGCAATCGGCCGCGCCAGAGTTGAGCTGCCGGCAAATCTGGAGCGCATCACCGAGGTGCAGCGTCACCTGATCGTCGGTGTAGTAGTTCAGCTGCTCGGGAAGCTCGATAAGGCTGCGCATCTGGAATGCGCGGAACCGTCCGCTGGTGCCGTCGTCGAACTCGACTGCGACACTGCCGGAAATGTCCGTCACGCGGCCGGGGCGCAGCTCCACCGGGTTGGTGGACACCAGTACCTCGACCCGCTGGCCCTCGGCAACCTGGTCTGGGTGGTCGAAGAAACTCCCGGCCGTCACGATGCGACCCCGAACAGTTCGAGCTGGCCAACAAGCTGCACGTCCTCATCGACCTCGAATCCCAGTGCTCGGTCGAGCAGTTTGTCGGTCCACTCTCGGCAGCGCCAGTACTCGGCGGTGGCCTCGGCCTGCTGCTGTTCGGTCGGCGGGCAGATCCGCTCACGCATGTAGGCGTAGCCGCACGGTGTGCTGCCGCAATGGCAGAACCGACCGCGCAGGATCGCGTTGGCGGTGATGGCGGCCTGGCAGCGTTGAATCTCATTGACCAGCTGGGCGGGCAGTGACCGGGCGTAGCGGGCCAGCTGCGCCTTCGTGACCGTCACGGCCGGAGCCACCTTTTCGGCGGTCCACCAGGTGCCCGTGACGATCTTGCCTCCGCCACAGTCGAATCCATGCGACAGCCAGTCCGGACCGCCCTCAATTCGGTTCCCCGTACTGCCGTACATCGATTGCATCAGCCGGTCGATGCCCTCGGGTCCGGCGAGGCAGCCGAGCATCTGGTGTCCACCGACAGCGCGCAGCAGCCAACGCTGGTCCTCGGTGAGCGTCGCGGCGGCCATCAGGCGCCCCCGAAGAGGGCCAGTTCGTCGGTGGCGGGCTGTCCGGCGGGGTTGGCCTGCAACGTGACCCGACCCTCTGGGGTGAGCTGATACCGGCCGAGCTTGTCGCCCGGTACCTTCTCGATCAGGCCGCGGTCTTTCAGGTGCTCGGTGCTGTACCAGGACACGCGCGGGTACCCGTCGGTGTCAACGGATTCGAGCGCGAAGAGCACTGCGCGTTGCCGATCGGCCACGAGCTTTCGTTCCCGCTCGGCCCGCTGTTCGGCGATGACCGTTTCATAGGCATTCATCAGCCGCGCACCTCGTAGTCGTCGTCCTCGGCCGCCACAGCCTCTTCGCGTTCGCGGTGCTGGCGGTGCAGACGGTGCGCGGCGTCTGCGTCTGCGGCGGTGAACTGTTCGCCGCAGTTGCAGAAGTCGACCCACCAGCCGAGCTCGGAGCGGTCGAGGTGGGCAACGAGATCGTGCGGCCCGAACTCACGGCCCTCGACCGCGATCCCGTCGACCCGGACCGAGCGCGGCTCGGCGACCTCGGCGCAGCGAGGACACACCCAACCGCTCGGGTCAGGCAGGACGGCCAGCGCTGCACGCTGTGGGCACACCGAGCACTCCACGATGTAGAACAGCGGCGCCTCCGCGCCTTCATCGCGCACAATGACCCACGGCGCCGGTACCGGCCGCTCGTCGATCGCGTAATCAGGGTCCGGGTAAGCAGTTTCGGTGCCTGGGTCGCGGTAGCACCGCTGCACCCCGGTCACCTGGTGCAGCCAGGGCCCGCCCTGGTAGCGGTAAATCGGTTCTTCGCAATCACCGCACACCGACCGCAGGACGCCGGCCAGCGGCCCGGACTCCAGGGCGGATGCTGCTGCGCGCAGCAGGTTGGCAACCGCCTCCTGGACACAGCCAGCGATAGGCAGGCCGCGCACGACGCTGTTTGCCGCATCCCGGAACTGCCACGCATCGTCGGTCGGGCCTTTGTTCGCCACGCTGGGGATGGCCACCAGGTGCGGTCGGTGTGCAGTGATCATGTGTGTGCCGCTCCGTTCAGGCGTCAGAGTTGTCGGAGAACGATGGACCGCCGCTGAACGGCACGACGTTGTCGTCGTCCTCGTCCTCGGCCTCGGCTTCGGTGTTGTCGTCGCCCTGGGCGTCGTCACCGTCGTCGTAGTAGTCCTCATCCGAGGCCCCTCCGTCGTCGTCGAACAACGGCGGCTGATCATCGGCCGCGGCGGCCTGGGCTTCGGCGTCCTCTTCGGCCTTGGTCTTTTTCTTTGACTTTGGTGCCGGTCGCTGCTCACCTGGCCGCCACATGTCACCAATGCGTCGGCAACGGCGAATCGGGATGACGGTTTCGCCGTTCTCGTTGAACCGCTTGCCCTCTTCGGTTACTTCGAGTTCGACCATGAGCGTTACTCGGCCGTTCCCTCGGGGTGCGTTGTCGAGCGTGGCGACATGTGCGCCCGACAGATAGATTTCGGCGCGTTCGCCTTCCGGCTGGGCGTCGGGATCTTCGACGCTGTCGAGCGCGTTCGTGCTCGGAAGATCCTGGGGCTTCTCATCGACCAGTGCCATGACAACTACTCCATTTCTCGGGTGGTGGGTTACTGCTGCGAATCGTGCTGCTGTTGAGCGGATTCCATGGCGAGGGTCGCCGAGTTAAGAATGTCGGTGATGCGCTGGTCCAGCTCGTCCTTCTGCTGCCACCGGTAGAGCTGGTCACCGACCTTCGTGCCCTCGACGTCGGTCAGGTCGTCGGTGGACTGAATGTCCTCGCGGCCGACGATGAATCGGTAGATGATGAGCCGGTCCTCGCGCTCGGTGACCTCGGAATCCTTGAACAGCGCGAACAGTCGCCGCTCCAGCGCGGTCCGCAACTGCGACTTCGGTTTCTTGGCCTTCTCCTGCGGGGCAACCGGTTCGGTGGCCGCCTCGGGCTCAGCCGGGGCCGGATCGGCAATCGCTTCCGGCGTCGACTGCGGCGCCTCGGCCGGGGCCTGTTCCGCTTCGGCGGCCGATTGTTCCGGTTTCGGCTGCTGTTGTTCCGCCTTCGTCGCGGCGGGCTTTTGCTTGGCCCGGGACTGGCGCTGCTGCTTGGGCTGCTCGACGGCCGGCGCATCGCCAGCCAGAATGTCGGCCGCCGACGACACCGCCCCAGTGGCAGCCGGGAACAATTCGTCTTTGTCGTAGCCGTCGCGCGTGATCGACGTATAGGCGATCTTCATCTGTGCGATATCGCCCGCGTTCCACTTGTCGCGAGGCTTGCCGAGCCGAGCCTCCATCTGCTTCACGCTGATCCCGATTGCGTCGAACCCGTTGACCATGTTGTTGATTCGCTCGACCAGGGGCTCACCGTCGCCGACCTCCAGCGTCTGACGGCACACGTCCTGCGCAGTCTCGGTGAACCAGCGCGGCAGCACGGTGGCGATGCACTCACGGACCGCCCTGGCACCGATGTTCTGGTTGTTCAGGTAGATGTCTTGCAGGTCGGTCAGGTCCACTCGGGCGCCCCGCTTCATCCGCTGGTGCGGCACGATGAACGTGCGAGACGACCGGGTGTTTGTCTGCACGTCCCACGCCCAGGCCTGCACCTCCGACTCGCCCTTGTCGTCGTTGCGGGCCAGCTCGTTCACCCCGAACTGGACGTTGCCCCAGATCCGCGCGAGCTCGCGCATCAGGTGAACCGAGGGCCCCGTGCCTCGGTTGTCGACGGCGTAGAAGGCCTGTTCTGCCATGGCCGTTCGACCGCACGAGTCGTACATGTCGGCCTCGGCGCGGCCGATGTCGCGCGGGCAGTTCTGTGCAACCACAACGGCGGCCTGGACTTCGGCGATCGCGCGCTGCTGCTCGATCGCGGTGGCCTGGCTGATCGTCGGCCGCGCGGACTGCGAGGCGGGGAACTGCTGGTACTGCTGCTGAGGGCGTGCGACGGCGGTCATGCGAGTAGTTCCTCCTGCTGGTAGACGGTGTAGTTGGGGAGTCCGATGGTGTGCACGGTGTCGTCGAATCCAGGCCAGACGTCGTCGGCCTTGCACCGGGCGTAGAGCTCGATCGCGCGGCGGTTCAGGCGCCTGCCGAGGTCGACCGCTTCGCGCTCCAGTTCGACCACCGAGGCGAGGAACGGCGGCTTTTTCGCCTGCACGATGAACACGAACCGTGCTTCGCCGACGCCGGTGGCCGCGAGCCCGTCGACGTACCAGGGCTGCTGCTGGTGATATCCGAAGTCGCCGGCCGACTTCATAAACTTGCGCGGGTCTGCGCTGGTGCTCGTCTTGTAGTCGACACAGAACAGCTGGCCGCGAATCCACACCAGCCAGTCGGGCCGGAACCGCAGCCGGACACCGGTTTCCGGATCGTGCCAGTAGCCCGATACCTCGGGTGTGCCGCGCTCACCCTCTTCGAGCAGCATCCGCACCCACCGGTTCTTGGTCACCGCAGCGGCCATGGCCTTGGCCTTCATAACGTCCTTGGTGAGCAGCGGGATCTTGCCCTCTTTCCAGGCTGCCTGCTGTTTGATCCTGGCGTCGGCTCCCCGGAAGGTGTCGGCCTCAATCTCGACGATCTGGGCGCCTTCCTTCAGCACGTATTTGTGTGCGGCGCTCCCGAAGTCGTAGACCGGCTTGGGGTCTGGCGGTTCGAGCTGGTCGGCCAGGAACTGCGCGGGCGACTCGTGCAGCAGCGTGCGGGCCCCGGATGAGGAGAGGCTGGTCCGGTCGGCGTGATAGACCTGCTCAGGCACCCGCTTCCATACGCCGTCTTGCGCCGGAACTTGATGCTGCCGTGCGGTTTCGCGGCCGACCGCTGGATCCTCCGAGGTGTCCGACCTCCCGGTGCACCCACGGACGTCGCGACAGCCTGCGCACATCCAGGCGTGGCAGCACGCCATCCACCGCAGTCTCTCGCCGGGCTTCTGAATCGTGTGGCGCTGGCTGAAACCGCATGTCTCGCAACGGGTCGGCCTGGGCCGGTCCGCGCGCACCCGAGCCGTCTTTTCTGGTTCTGGTGCCATCATGCCGATACCGCCCTTGCCTTTGCGCGTTCTTCTCGCTCCCGCTTCGCGAACAACTGGGCCACCTGGCAGCGGTCGCACGGGATCTGGCCCTTTTCGAGGTGCTGCCGATAGCCGCGCTCAGTACCGTGCGGAATGCCTAGCCACTCGGCAGTGGGTGAGGGGCCGACGTTCTTTTGCGTGTGCTCTTCACCGCCCCAGACGCCGCCGAAGGCGTCGGGCCACGCGGCCCGGCACTCGGCAGTGACCGGGCATTGCGAGCAGATCCGCTTTGCCTCTTCACGTTTGGACCCGCTGGCGAACCACAGGTCGGGATCCGCGTCGGCGCACCGCGCTTCGTCCATCCACTGAGCAACTGTCACGACCGCACCTTCCGGGCTAGGTCGGCAGCGAGGCCCAGGGCCATGGCGGCGGCCAGCGAGAGGCCGGCAGTGGTCAGGGTTCCTGCGATGAGCGCTGCGACCATCGAGCCGAGTCCGGCGACGGCCGCCAGGACCAGTGCGCGCTGCGCGGTCATTTCGCAGACCGCCAATCGCATGACAGCGCGATGCCGTAGCCGTTGTCGACGACAGCCACACAGACGACGGACCGCTTGTCTGGAAGCTGAACGTTGTAGGCCGTGGTGCTGGCCGGTGCAGCGTTGCCGTCTGAGTCCTTGCCGCTCATCGAGCAGCCCGTCAGCACGGTGGCAACTGCCACCGTGCTGATCGCCAGAGTCCGGCGCGCACGCTCGGCGCGGATCTCGGCGGCCAGCTGCGCGAAGAATCGGACCAGCGCCGCGTCAGCGGCGTGCTGGTTGCGGCGCCGGACGCGGATCCCGAACGGCCCGCATGCCGGGCACCGCAGCAGATGAGTGAGGCGCATCAGCGGACCTCTGCCGATCCTGCTGGCTGCCAGCTGGTTTCATCCGGTGCCGTGGCCCAGCCGATGCCGGTGACGAGGAACGTGCCGACCGACATTGCGGCGAGGACACGGCGAACTGTCCGCTTGTGCCAGGTCGTGTGCCAGGGCTTTAGACTCTTGGGTGGCATTGGAATTCCCTTCGGTTGTGGTTTCGATGCCTGGCCTCGCCGGGGCGCATCCCGGCGAGGCCCCATTACTTCTTGGTGATGCGGTAATCGGAGAGCAGATCGCGGGCGATCTCGTCCGAGAGGGTCAGAGCGTTGGTCTCCCCGCCCTGCCACCGGTCGCGCCAGGCGTTCCGGATCGCGGTGATGTGCGCAGACAGGTCGTCCTCGCGGACAGGCGCGCGAGAGTCGAGCAGGTCGGCCACGTGGCGCAGCGAGTCACCGGCTTCGGCGAGGTCAACGCCGGCCAGCGCGGCGTAGGCGATGACGTGGCCGCGCAATAGCTCGTCGGACAGGCTGGTGATCGAGAGGGGGAAGGCCCCCGGGGAGGGCGACTCGAGGGGTTCGTCGCTCACCTCCCCGGGGGTATGCGAGCGCCGCAACCCCACGGCACTCGACGTCTCATCGGCCGACGAACCGCCGTCAACGAGCGGGAGGTCGACGTCGCGGGTTTCGACCGTGAACGCCCGGCAGAACGACACGCCAGCAGCAATCCCCGCCCGGACGTACGCGCTCACCGCCCTCACGCGACGGCGCCAATCACGTGGCCGCAGCTCGTCCACACCGTTCCGTGCGAATCAGTGCGGATGGTCAACGCGCGGGACTGGTGCCGCTCGACGACACCGGTGATGGTGACCATCGCGGCGGCGTCCCGATCCCAGCGCTGAAACGACACCCGCTGGCCGGGCTCGTGGTGCGGGAGTGTGCACGGGCCCGGCTTCGGGGTCCGCGCCGAGGCGTCGACCGAGGTCGCCATCAGAGGACACCCCCTGCAGGCTCGTTGTCGATCGAGATCTCGGCCGCGTCGTCGACGAATGCAGCCCGGGTGTCGGCCGCGATGCCGGCCTCGAGGTCCCGGTGGGCCTTCGCATCACGGGCCCCGATGAGCCAGCCGACCGCGAGCGTCCCGCCGACGACGGCGACCAGGCCCAGCGCGGCGGCGATCACGCGCTGGCCTCGATCACGGTCAGTGCGGCATCGACGTCGCGTTGGAATATCCGATAGCTCCGACCGCCTGGCAGACGCACTGCGCGCAGCCGCCCGTCCTTGATCCATCGCTGGACGGTTCGGGGGCTGGTGTGCAGCTGGGCGGCCACCTGAGTGACGGTCAGCGCGGGATTCGATGGAATATCCTCGTGGATATGGTCATCGGCCATGCGACAGAAGGTATGGCGGTACGCCATAGAAGTCAACGACCGCCATAACTATTGTCGCTCGTGGCGTCTATGTCGTATCGTGACGTCTATGACTATCGAGTTAGTTGATGAGGTTGACCCCAAGAAAATGGGCAACACCGTCATTGGAGAGCGCGTGCACACGCTTATGTGGCGACACGGCCGGACTCAGAAGCAACTCGCTGCCGTGCTGAATGTCGACCAGGGTTCGGTCTCGAACCGCCTCAAGGGCAAGACGGCATGGACTGTCGTAGACCTACTCGCAACCGCGGCGTGGCTCGACGTTCCGGTCACCGATCTGATGCCGGAAGTCGAGCTTTTGCCCCCCGGCGATGGCGACGACGGGGGGGCTGCTGGTGCCCCCAGTAGGGCTCGAACCTACGACCTGCGGATTATTAGCCCGGAGGACTTGCCTTCTGCGTCCGTAGGA